GGGACACGTAATAGCAGATTGCACAAAAATTTCTTCCCCAACGGATAAATCTTTGTGCAAAATGTCAATAGACACAAAATATAGTGCCCCCACCCCTTAGGGTAGGGGAGTACAGCAATTTTTACAATGTAAATAGCAACATATACAATTTAGTGTATGGTATAATATAGACAATGAAAGAAACAAGAAAAGGTGATTGTTATGACACGTAAAGAACAAAATATTATTCTTGATCGCCTTGATAAGTTACAGTCAACGGTGGATTACAATAGTGCTCTTTATCGTCAAACCGGAGATGAATTCTACAATACATACGCCGATCTTTATCGGGCGATGCTGTTGGGCGTCCGTGGTATTGCTATAGAGCTTGGTCTTGTTGGTAAAGATTGAAAAAAGAAAGGGGGTGTTCCAATGAAAGAAGAAGTCATGATTGAAATTACCTTAACCGATGACAACATTACTCTTGATGGAGAGAATTTGCAAAAACTGACCGAGGATGACATTATCGACAGTATTAAGATGCTTGTCAGTCTTGCAGAGACTTTAAGTATTTTACAGGAAGGAGGCCACACGAATGGAAATGCGTAAATTCATTATCGAGATTCACCCGGACGGCAAATTGACGTGGTGCGAGTATGAGGACCCCAAGGAGGCCGCCAGAGCAGCAAACGACCGTGCATGGTTGGCCGGCTATCTGCAAGCCCTTAAGCATTGTGAAGATCAGGTAGATTACTTAAAGAACTTTAAAGGTATTTGCCGCTCAGCCGATCTTATGTATCAGGGGGCCGAATCCGTTCGCGACGCGGTGTTATCGGCCTATCGTAAATACATTAACAAAAACTAAGTCGAAACGGCCTCCGGGCCGTCTACCGGGACCGCCCGCCCGGTATTGATAATGACAGGGCACATAATGAAAGGAGCTATATTATGTCTGAAGCAATGATGAAGTCCGAAAACAATGGTGCTATGATGGTATCCGATGTGATGAATACCGGCATTGGGTATACCGATATGAATCTTTCTGATCGCTCTGCCGCGGTGGCCTTCTACAATGCCACGAGCAACCCCCTCCACAAGCTGAAGGAGCACGTCAACGAGGTTCTGTCGCTGGCTCATGTGTCCGTGGAGTGCGTGGAGGTCACCAAGGACGACGCACCCGAGGGCAAAACGATTGCTCCCCGTATTGTCCTTATTACTGCTGATGGGGAGTCCTACGCCTGTGTTTCCGTTGGCGTGTATCAGTCGCTAAAGCGGATGTTTACGTTGCTCGGCACCCCCGACACGTGGACGGAGCCTGTGCAGATCAAGCCCGTCTTGATCAGCACCAAAAAAGGTCAGGTTATGTCTTTGAATCTGGTTTAATCTAACCAATGGCCGCCGCACATGCGGTGGCCATATTTGTTATAGGAGGCCCCATGAAAAGTAAAGATAACAGAGTATCTCTGTTGAACTGCGATGACTCCATGATTTACCTTGCATCGGCCATTGTATATAGTGGAGTCGCAGAAAAAGATGTCGAGTTTTTCCGTTCCGACTGGGCCCAAACCATTTTTAACGGTCTGGGCATCGAAGTGGCCCCCCTAGACTGGTATTATATGGTCATGGATAGAAAGGAGCGTGTAAAGCATGGCAGCAGGCGCAGCTAAAGCAAGTGCGACCCTTAAATATGGCCCGGAACTGTACACTCCGTATGCCTTGGAATCTTGGCCCGATAGTCAGATGCGCAAAGAATACACCCGACTGCGTGACATTGCGCAGAAACGTATTAAGCGACTATCAAAAGACCCCATTAGTGGGACAAGTGACGTCTACAAGGAATTTGCGGGGGGTTTCCCCACAATTAAAGCACTGCGAGGAGACCGCAAAGCATTGGAACAGGCCCTAGCGGATGTAGCGCGTTTTGTGCGCGCCAAAGGCTCCACCGTCGGCGGTGCGCGTGCAGAATTTGAGCAAAAAATGAAAGTTGGTGGCATCGACATTGCTGATGTTCCCGAAGATCAATATACGGCCCTGTCTGAATGGTGGGAAATCGTAAAAGCATCGGGCGTGTATTACTATCCGTCAGATCAGCCAGTTATGTATTGGCGCGAGAAGGGTGGCTACAACGTCAGTATTGACGATTTTGTACAGTGGCAGCAAGGTGAGGTCAACTATGGCAAAGAATGGAACTACAGCGACGGCAGCAGTTCCGCCGACCTGCGCGGAGGTTTTGGCGGAGGCTTGTAATTATAACCCTGTCCCGTGGCTTATGGAGCATTTAGACCGCAAACACACAAAAGGCAAGAAACGCAAAACGAACAAGAAGCGCCTATATGTGAATATACCGTGTGCGTTTGATATTGAGACTAGCCGAGTATGTGTTGATGCGGACGACAACCCCCACACCATAATGTATATTTGGCAGTGCCAACTCGGTCTTGATATTACCATTATTGGTAGGACGTGGGACGAGTGGCTGAACTTTACGGGAGCAATCAGCGACTATTTGCAAGCAAACAGCGGTCCGCAGGGTGACTGGTTTCTGTGTATGTACGTCCATAATCTTGCCCATGAATTCCAATATCTGTCGGGCGTTTTGGATTTTGGCCCCAGTGACGTATTCGCCAGTAAGCCCCGCCGGGTCTTAAAATGTGACAACCGCGCTATTGAATACCGGTGCAGTATGAGACACAGCAACTTGTCTCTTGATGCTTGGGGCAAGCAGCTGGGCGCCCCTCATGCCAAATTAACGGGCGCTCTTGACTATTCCAAAGTGCGGTATCCATGGACTCCCCTGACATCTACAGAATTAGCGTATTGTATAAATGATGTCCGGTGCATTGTAGAGTGCTTGTTAATTGAGATGAAGCGAGACGGCGATGACCTGTATACTCTGCCATTAACGCGCACCGGCTACGTCAGACGAATGGCCCGAGAAGCTATGTATAAATGGGGCATTAAACGGGTCAAGCGTCTTTTGCCCTCATGGGACTTGTATCAGATGCTCCGGGAGGCGTTCCGAGGTGGTGACACGCACGCCAACCGCTATTATGTGGGGTTACATTTGGAAAATGTCGGGTCCGTTGACATGTCAAGCGCCTATCCCGCCGTACAATGCGAATGTTATTTTCCAATGACTCCCTTTAGGCAGGAGCTGCCCACTGTGCAGAGGTTGATGCAATGTATGCGGCACGGCAAAGCATGTTTGATGCGCTTGCAAGTGAAAGGTTTGCGTCAACGCCTCAAGTGGTGGGGATTTCCTTATATTCCCCTCGCAAAAGTTAGGCACTGTGAAGGATACATTAACGACAATGGTCGTTTGCTGTCTGCTGAACATTTCGAGACCACCATAACAGACATCGACTTTAGAATCATTACTAAAGAATATGACTGGGATGCTCTCAACGTCTTGGAGCTTTACACGTCCGATTATGGTAAATTGCCGAAACCGTTGACCGATTGCGTAAAAGAAAGCTACACCGGCAAAACATCCCTTAAAGGTGTAGCCGGTCAAGATTTGTATTATGTTAAGGCCAAGGGCGATCTCAACAGTTATTACGGTATGACAGCGCAGGATCCCTTGCAGCTGGATACACTTTTTGACGAGGACGACCCCGACAATCTTTGGAGCGAGTGTACCGACGACCCGGAGGGCAGCTATAACGAGCACCTCCCCCATCTGTTTTTGCCGTACCAATGGGGCGTATGGACTACAGCCCACACGCGCAAGCGCCTCAAAATAGCGCAATGGGCCGCGGGCAAGAATGGCGTGTACTGTGATACCGACAGCGTCAAGTACATGGGTAATATTGACTTAAGGGATTTTAACAAGGCCGTAACGCAGCTCGCCAAAGATAATGGCGCTTGCGCCACAGACCCGAAAGGCAATACCCACTACATGGGCGTGTACGAGCAGGAGCACAGCTATGCTGAGTTTATGACGTGGGGCGCGAAAAAATACGCGACTACCTACAAAAAAGGCGGGCCGATCACTACTACCATAGCAGGAGTTAGCAAACGAAAAGGCGGTTTGGAGCTGGCCCTTTGGGGTGGTTTTGAGGTATTCAAGCCCGGCTTTACGTTCTGTCTTGCCGCCGGAAATCAGGTTATTTATAATGACCGGCCCAATGTGCCCGATTTTGTGGTTGACGGGCATACGGTACATATAACAAGAAACCTGTGTATTTGTGATAATACGTACACATTGGGAATTACCGACGAATACGCAAAGATATTAGGGTACAAGATTATGGAGGTTGTCTGATGATTAAACTGTACACCGATGAAGGATGGCCGAATTTTTCCGAAAAAGATGGCATTTTGTCCACCGGGGCCTCTATTATTTTTATATGGGGCGGACGTGGTACCGGCAAGACTTATGGAGCATTAAAGCACGTCCACCAGACCGAGGAAGAATTTCTATATCTGCGCCGCACGCCGCAGCAGGCGGAACTTATTTGCGCGTCGCCAAGTATGTGGCCGTGGTCTCCATTGAACGACGATTTGCAAACACATTACGCCCCGTTCAAATTGCCCAAAATAGCGGGACTGTATGAAGTGGGCAACGCAGGAGCCTACACGGATACAGGAGCGCCCATAAAACCGGCTAAGATGTCGGGTGTAGTGGGTAGTGTTGTGACTCTTGCTCGTACTCGTGGTTTTTCAAGCCCGCATACCAATATAATTATCTTGGACGAATACCAGAAAGAAGAGTCCGACTATTACCGGCGGGGCGAGGGTGTGGGCCTTGCCAACATTTATGAGACGGTTAACCGTAACCGCGAATTACGAGGGCAAAAGCCCTTGACGTTGTTATGTATGTCAAACGCTGTTGGCATGGCCAACCCCTATTATATGCAGTGGGAAGTCACCGATACAGTCGAAAAGATGATAGGCAAGAAAGAGCGCGTCAAGCTGTTGGCCGATAAGGGCATTCTGTTGATTGATCTTGTGGACAGCCCTATTGCCAAAGAGAAAGCCAATACGGCCCTCTATAGGTCCATGACCGGAACGGACTTTTATAGGTCCGCTATTGAAAACCAGTACAGCGCCGAGGAGAAAAGTCTTGTTGTATCTCGGCCCCTCCGGGAATACTACCCCCTTGTTCAAATTGGGCGGTGCTGCATCTATGAGCATAAGAGTAAACCCCTCTACTATGTGTGTCGGCATCGGTCTGGCGAGATGCCCACATACGGCACCGGCGATTATGAGCGGAAACGATTTAGGGCCGCGTATGGGTATATCTGGCCCGCGTACTTACAGCGTCAGATTGAATTTGAGCGTTATTCGGATGAAATTTTCTTTCGTGAGTATTGCGGTACTTGATTTTTTTATTTGGGTAGTATATCATAAAGTAAATCCCAGGTGCCCACAGGCAGCCCCCAGAAGGGGCGGGCAAGCGTTAGCCAGCGCCAGAACCTGGGATTTACTTGTATTTATATTTAATATGGAGGTGCTCAAATGGATGCTAATACTGTGATTCAGGCTATTTCTAACGTGGGGTTTCCTATTGCCGCTTTTCTGCTGATGTGGTATCAGTGTAATACCGTTGTCAAGGAGAACACTGCGGCTATTACCGAGATGCGGCTCGCCCTGGACGACATCAAGAAGGAAAGATGACTATGGGTTGTTATATCATTTTCGCCCAGTCGATCACAAACGAGCGCGCGTTTCTGCTGGCTGACCTGTGCACTCGTTTGAAAATTGGCTACTATAGCGACTGGGCAGACGTCGCTCACACGCGGCAGTGTTGCGCGGTGGGCCCTCTGTCCAAAGGAGACAAAGACCAGGTCGTTAAATGCTTGGCACATGACACATACGTTGTAATGGAGGCGACCAAAGTTGAAAATCAGTGAAAAAGCGGCCCTCGCTATGGCCGGATACACCAAAGCAGAGATCGAAGCTATGGAGCAGCCCGCACCGCAGCCCGCACCGCAGCCCGCACCGCAGCCCGCACCGCAGCCCGCACCGCAGCCCGCACCGCAGCCCGCACCGCAGCCCGCACCGCAGCCCGCACCGCAGCCCGCACCGCAGCCCGCACCGCAGCCCGCACCGCAGCCCGCACCGCAGCCCGCACCGCAGCCCGTGCCGCAGCCCGTGCCGCAGCCCGCACCGCAGCCCGTGCCGCAGCCCGCACCGCAGCCCGTGCCGCCGTACGATGGCCTCGAAACCCTGCTGCAGCAGATTTTGCAGGGCCAGCAGACCAGCGCACAGGCAATGCAGACTATGACGCAGACGCTACAGGCAAACGCGCTGGGCCTTGGCATCCAGCAGCAGCCGGCGGCAGATGCCGCTACGGTGACGGCCCGAATCATCGACCCGACTTATGGAAAGGAAGTGAAGTAATATGCCAACCGGTATGGATTTTGCGGACATTGCCGCAATTCTGACAGAGATCAACAAACTGGCCACCGGGCAGACGCCGACGTCGCCCATCGTGAACACATACGATTTCGTTTCTGTTGCGCAGGCCACGTTGCAGACCGGTACCGACAATTACACCAAAGCGATCAGTCAGGTGCTGGGCCGTACCATTTTCGCCGTTCGCCCCTACGATGCGCCCTTGAAGCGCTTGCAGGTCACGGGTGATGACTGGTCGAACCATGTTCGGAAGATCAATTTCTGCGACACTGACCCCGTCACCGATAAGGCGTGGGCGCTGGCGGACGGCCAGAGCGTGGATATGTACGAAGTCCACAAGCCTAAAGTCCTTCAAACTAATTACTATGGCCAGACTAACTATAGCCGGGTGTACACGCAAGCTGATACCCAGATGGAAGCGGCCTTCAAAGGCCCCGAGGAACTGGCGCAGTTCTGGTCCTCGTTCGTGCTGCATCTGTCGAACCAGATCGAGGCAGACCGGCGCAACCTGGCCAACAACCTGATGGCCAATCATCTGACCGGCATGACTGTGACCAGCCCGAAGAGCGTCATTTATCTGCTTGACGAGTACAACGCCCAGCAGGGCACGAAACTGACCGTTCAGGACGTGTATAAGGAAGCGAACTTCCCGGGGTTTGCCAAATATGCCTATGGCCGTATCAACGATATTTCCCGCCTGATGAAGGAACGCACCATCAACTGGCATCAGAACTGGGAGATTGGCAGCACGACGTACAACATCATGCGACACACTCCGTATGATCGTCAGCACCTCTATCTGTACAGTGGCACGCAGAGCCAGATCGACGCCCGTGTGATTCCCGAAGTGTTCCATGACAACATGTTGAAATACCGCGATGCCGAACAGGTTACGTTCTGGCAGGACATCGGCCAGCGCGAGACCATTTCTGCCACACCTATCGTGACCAACACTAACGGGAAAGCCTACAAGCGTGACGCGGTGAAGCTCACCAATGTGTTCGGGTGCCTGCTGGACTGGGATGCCATCGGATACACTCCGAAGCTGTCCCGCGTGGTTTCGACGCCCATGAACGCCCGCGGCCTGTATACGAACTTCTGGTATCACTACGGGTGGTCGTGGTACGATGACTTCACCGAGAACGCCGTGCTCTTCCTGATGACCACCGGAGACGTTACCGCGCCGAGCGGTACCCAGGCAAACCCCTCCACCCTGAAAACCACCACGCACAAGGACGCGGATCCCTCGAAGTCCTGACCGGCACCGGCGGGCATCTGCCCGCCGGTTATTTTATAGGAGGTGCAAAATGCGAGCTACATTCTATCAGTTTGCAAAGCGCACAAACAGCACAAAGCGGCCCCGCGGTGGGCAGGAGTTCGGAATTGACCTTAAAGCCCCTTGCAACATCATTGACCCCGAGATCAAGATTGCAACACAAAGCGACCCCACCGGGTACAATTATTGTTACCTTCCCACATTCAGCCGGTATTACTGGGTTAAAAATTGGACGTATGCCGA